GGCACAGTTACTAATACTATGTTAGCTGGCAGCATAGCTAACGACAAGTTGGCCAACTCGACAATCAGCGGAGTAGCACTGGGTGGAACATTGTTTGCCCTGAGTCCAGGAAACTATCTAACAGGCGGCGATTATGACGGCAGTGGCATTGTAACACATTCAGTAGATGCTACTACCACAAACACAGCATCAAAAATTGTAGCTCGTGATAGCAATGGTACTATTGCCGCAACTAATACGGTATACCCAACACGAAACGCAGGGTCATTTGGATCAGGGCAAACGCTTACTATTGACTTTACTAGTGATAGATTTGTTCGTGCTACCATCACAGGTGAGACTGTCACAGTTGCATATACTAATATCACGCCCGGCAAAGAAATTTACATATTCTTTACTAATAGTTCGGGCGGTGATTTGGAAGTCGACAGTGGAGTAGCAGATCAAAATGCTACCAATGCCAAAGCTGTTGAAAATACTAAAAACGGCGGCACCAGCCAGATCCGTGTGACCAGCTTCGGTACTACTGTAAACGATCTTTACGTACACTTCAAGAAGTAATAAAAGGTTAACCCCAGCTAGCGTAAACTAGCTGGGGCTTTCATTCTATAATTTATTAATAAAGGGCTATGCCCTGACATTCTAATAGTAAGTTTTGTAAGTTTATTATTTCTTGTTTAATCCGCTACCGTTGCTAACAAACTCATAAAACTTGTTGGCAGTTTCCAGAACGGTGTCTGCTCTAGGAACCTCAGGTAGATTAATAGTAGTAACTACTTCGTCACCTTCTTTTTTCACGCTGGTTTCGAACTGACCCCACTTGGCATAATAGTCTCGCCAGGTTTGATTTTGGGCAAACTCTAACACCTTAGTTCTCAGCTCGTAACCGTTCTTATTTGGTGTAAACGTTGGCATCATTTTCTTAAATTCTTCTGCCATTTTAGTCATATCTGTCATTTTTACTCTCCTAAGTGTGTGTATGTCATTGTTATAACAGAGTTATTTAGCAATGTCAACCAGTAAGATAAATAATATTAATAGGAGATACTAGATGCGAGCAAGAGAATTTACAATCAACGTCCCGATCAATATCAAGATCAATGGCGACGGCGATCCTGAAATAGATGTAGCTGGCAACTTCTTCGCAAGAGATGGAAGCAGCACATTTGTGCCTACTATTCTTCCTTGGAATATCACAGTCAACTCAATACATCTACATTAGTTGAAATAATAACACCCGAGTCATCACTCTCCGTAGGTGATGTTACCGTTATTGCTGACTCAGTATGGAACAATACAGTACAAGGATCAAGTTCTCCGCTCGATCTTATCAATAGCATCATCACAGATATAGGATCCATTCCTGCCGAAGTCTGGGATGAAATTATCGATAATACTAAAAATCAATCAGCTAGAGAAAAGCTACGTAAGATAGCAACGAAGACACAGGACATTGCGTTACGCTAATCCTGTGTCTTTGTTGAAAGTCAAGCATCTCGATTGATGCTTTTCATGAGATCATCTGCTTCGCGATAATAACCTAGGTTACGCATTTCTCGAGCTGCTCTATGCGCGCCGCTTATTTCCATACTTTTAATCATCCGTTTCCAAAAGTTCATCACATCCATCCTCTTAGATTAGTGTGCAATTGCATCGGAGCAGTACCGCGTTGTAGTTGCTTTTGTCTACGCTCTAGGTCTGCTAGATCTGACGAATTAGACAACCAAGTTTCAATTTCTTTTTGTTCAGCACTGCGTGAATCAAACTTGAATAAGTTTTTTAAGAAGTTAATCATTCAACGCTCCCTTTTGTAACCAATTGGTGGTATGCCCAGGAAGTGTCATTCTTGTATTCTATTTTAGCATAAGCTAACGCATCACGGTCTGTCCAACCGAATTTCTTGGGGTTAACCAAGCTTGTTAATAGTGATATCATATTATTTTTTACCTCAGTGTGTATATGTTTGTAAATGCTGCACTGCAACATACTACTATATTTAATACATCTAAGGCGAGAAAGCAACAGCTAATATTGCAACCCCGTTATGCAGCTAGCGCATACCGTATACACTCTGCATAACTTCACGCATGGTGTGATCGACATCATACTTGTATTCGATAGACAGTAATTTAATGATTGACTTTAGTATCCGTTTCATAGTAATACTTATATATTCACTTGTTACAAGTGTCAACCGTTGATTGACTCATCCTCGAGTTGTCCTAACTGGTTCTCGTGCTAAATAGTATTAAGGGAATAAGTGTTATGAAAAAACAAACTAGAAGTATTTTAGAAGAGCTTAACAACTTGCACGGCAACAGGGACAATGATCGCTTCATTGATGCCACTGCGAGTAATATCATAGAGAGTTCTATTAATCTGCTATCAAAGATACACGAAACATACGATATTGAAACGGCATCAGAACTTGAGCGCCGTTTTCTTAATTCAATACGCACCGGCGATCCAAAGAAGTTTCGCCGTTCAATACAAAAAGTAATTGAGGCAAAGAAGAAATGACAAACAAATTATTCGAAGGCGGCGCAATGCCAGGCGTTGGACCAATTCATATTTCAGAAATAGAAGCAACACTTGTATCATTAGAAAAAGTATTAGGTGTTAACTTACGCGACAATGCGTTAGGCTCAGTTAACAAGAAAGAGTTTAGCGGCGACATTGATGTCGCACTTGAGATTGATACTGATGACATTCCGGAATTTATTAAGAGATTAGAACAGAGCGATATTGTAAAAGATATTGCCAAGAGCTCAGTAATTATGACAAAGGTGCAGATTGTTGGCTACGATGAGTCGAAGCAAACAACTAAGCCGCGTACAGGATTTGTGCAAGTAGACTTTATGCCAGGTGACCCGAAGTGGTTAAAGACATTCTTTCATGCACCGCACGAAAAAGACTCAAAGTACAAAGGCGTATTTCGTAACCTATTAATTGCAGACATTGCTAAAAACCTCGACGTAATAAACAGCGACGATGTTATCGACGATGGTCGGCCTGTAGAGCAGGAGCGTTGGATGTGGGGACAAAAAGACGGACTTGTTAGAGTCAAGCGCACTCCTGTTCCTAAAGCCAAGGGCCCTGGCTACACTAAAAAAAGCAACAACGAAATCATTGACGGACCGTTTAAAAACGGAGACGAGATTGCAGTTAAGCTAGGACTGGATACAGCAGATGATTTGTATTCATACGAAACACTTAAAAAAGCAATCGAAAAGAAATACCCAAAAAAGTTAGTAGACAAAATACTAGACGACTTTGCTAACAGCAAAATAGTTCAAGACGTTGGTGTACCAGATGATATTAAAAAGCGTGTAACTACAGAAGGCACCAATGACTGGTACCGACAAATAATGGATTTAGTAATATTAGACTAATAGGAGATAACAATGGATGATATTAGAAAGACCCTCGACTTAATTGAATCAATGGAAATTAAGCCAGAGCATAGGCAAGCATTAAAAATGGCTCAGAAGATTAGAGCATATATTAACGACCCCGGCAAGAGTGCCGCAACAGACGATGTTGTCTATAACCAGATGGCAGAACTAGGCACACTACTATCTAAAGTAGGTGCAGACTTTGGTCCAAAGAGCTTAACTGATGTACTAAAGCTTATGCAACAGTATGCAGCCGACCGTAACCAAGAAGAGTTTACAGTTGATCGTTTCAAAGAACTAATTTCAATGGCCAGCAGATAATGGACTTCATTAAAGCTCTAGCTGACAACGAAGGTTTAACCAACGAGGAAGCACTTGAGAAGTTTCTCGACGACATTCGTATGCCAGATGACTTGGAGTTTTTAGATGAAGATGCTATTGATCGAATTGAAGCAAGAGTGCGCAATCGTGAAATAGCATTGTATCGTTATCTAGTCGGAACGAGTAATGTAATGCTTACTAAGAGGTTTATTGACTTGGCAAAGGACGGCAAAAGTATACCTAGTTCATTTGTAAAAGGTTATCTCCCAGCAATTGAAATGCTAGATGATATCGTACAAGCTGGACCTGCGTTCGTTCAAAACTTCAAAGCACTGCATTCTCGAGCAAAAAAAAGCAAATAACCGCACTTTTTTGCTTAGATGATAAATAATTACATAAGCAGTTAGAAGACTGCTAACATATTAGGAGAATATAAAATGGCAGAATTTGCAAGAGTAAATGGCTCAACTTTCTACGCAGTGGATACACTTTACAGTGTATCACAAATGGACGCATACTTGATTACACCAGGTGTTGACATTAGCTTAGAAGTAGGCGTTGGCGGCGCAATTGAACAAATCATTCAAGAAGTAGCACCACTAATGTACTTCGTGGCAGCAAACGGTCTTAGCGTTCATGTTGTTATGGACAACCACCACAACAACGCAGCAACGCTTCAAGCACGCATTCGCAACATCGGCGCAACAGCTGGTCTTGCAAGCGACATCAACTTAACAGGCGCAACAGTAGCACTTGCTAACCAGATGACATTCGCAGCAGGCGGAACTGGTCCAGTACAAACTGGTGACTAAGTTTTAACTGAGCTAAATTAAAGAAAGGGTTCACATTTTTGTGGACCCTTTTTTTGTGGCGTTAAATACAGTATGAAATTTGAAATCACAACACTTGTCGACGTTACTGAAACCTGCGCTAGGTTTGACACAACTTCTAGTGAATGGCAGCAACAACAGAACTATATTACAATGTTAAACACCATTGGTATACGAGCAAACCCTACAGTAAATAAGTCGCCTAGCATACACGAAGCTGGTATTAATGGCATGGGCTTTGGAACAAAGTTTAAAGGCGTACACAAATACTGGACATTTGAATTTGAAATAGAATACGGTGAGACAGCAGTAGATATTATGTCTGAGGACTTTAACCTTGTTCCAATCATTGCAGAACTTGACGAGTCGGCAAAATTCAAAGATTCAACATTCAATGCAACTAATAATGTAAATCGCAATATCCTTTTCAAACGTATTGACTAAATACAACTACAGGACTTATAATATTTAGGAGCGGCTATAATGAGCACAAAATCTACAACTACGCAGTTAGAAAAGGAAAGTCTAGAAGCACATGTTGACTTATGTGCAATACGTTATGAGAATCTTGATGCTAGGCTAAACACTGTAGAGAATAAAATTGATAATATACACAACGATATTAAAGAAGGCAACAACAGTTTAATTAAAGTTCTAGTAGGCGCCGCAGCAACAATCATCGCAGGTCTATTATCGACTCTTGTTGTAATACTAATGAACTTTACGCCCGCATAAGGTAGCTAAAATGTTTTTAAGAGAGTTATTTGCACAAGAAGAATTAGACGAGCAGCAAGTTTGGGCCAAGGCCGGCAACAAAGCTGTTCGTAAGTACAGATGCTCAGGAGGGGCCCGCAAGGGCAGAGTTGTATCAAATATGAGCCAATGCTTTGCTGCTCCTAACATCAAAAGACGCATAGCAATGAAAAAAGTAAAAGCACGCATAGGCGGCAAAATGGCACGCAAAGCACGTAGAACAAAAAAGATCAATCCAGTATCAAAAAGAGTAGCATCACTAAACAAGTCAAGTAGAGGCCGTAGGTAATGCTTATTGCTGAGGTGAGTCAACTCAACGAGCTGTTTAATGATGTGTATCAATGGCAGTGGTCTGGGAAAACTACCAAGGTAATCAAAGCAAAGTTTAATACAGACTCCGGTGGATTTGTAGAAGTATTCTTCGAACGTTTACATCCAGATAGTGAAAACTTTGAAGTAGGATTTAAAAAAGACGGTGAGATCAAACGCTCAGGCGAAGGCGACCAGTTTAAGATTATGGCAACGGTAATAGATGTAATCAAGTCATTTATGCAAGAGCACCCGGAAACAAACGTACTAACATTTACAGCAAAGCGCGAAGGTGAAGAGCTTAATTCACCTAAGATCAAGAACAGACGCGCAGCATTGTATAGCAGAATGTTAAAACGCTTTGCTGATAAGCTAGGATACATATACTCTCAAGAAGACATCGGTCGTATGACAGAGTTTGTGTTGGTTAAAAAAGAACCAACAGAAGTAGAAGAAGGTGCCACTCCTATATTTGGACGTACTGGCGGCAAGACCGTTCGCAAGTACAGATGCACAAGCGGCTCGCGCAAAGGCAGAATCGTTGCTAAGTCAACAACATGTACGGCGCCACGCAACGTTAAAGCTAGCCAAACAATGAAAAAGACTCGTGCTGCCAAGAGCGCACCGATGGCCAAGAAAACACGTATCACAAAAACAACTAACCCAGCAAGCCGCAGGCTTAGTAGTATAAATACTGGTAAGAGAACGACTAAGCGCAAGCAGTCTTCCAGAAGGAAAAAAATATGAAGATTGATGAGATTGCCAAACGCACTGATGAACTTGCTCCAGTAGTAGGAGCAGTAGCAGGGGCCGCAGCACGCGGAGCGGCAGGCGCCGCAGCACGTGGGGCAATGGGCGCGGCCAGAGCGGCAGGCCGTACAGCAGCAGGAAGCATAGCAGGTAAAGCAGCACAAGGAGCAATGCAACAGGAGCCAATGGGAGCAGATGATGCTGTTGACCCTAAGTCACCTGAAGGCCGCAAGCAAGTAGCAGGCCAAAGAAAACAAGTACAAGATCAAATTAGGTCAACACAAGAACAACTCCAGGCGTTACGTCAGCAGCTGGCTTCTTTACGATGAAATTAAACGAACTCATATGTGGTGTGTATACTACTAATGAAGAACAGGATGTTCTTGAACAGCTAGCTGGCTCAGCGTTCCTGTCAAACTTTGGCGAGCGCGAGCAAGTCATAATAGAAAACCTCATACGCAAGAGTTTGGTAAGTAAAACTAATTACAACGGGTACACTTTAATAACAAAAAATGATTTCTGATATATTACTTAAACGTCTTGAAGATATTGTTGATTCTGTAATACTAGAATCACCGCTGCCTTATAAAAAAGGCAATTCTATTCGTGTGAAGAATATAATAATTAGAAAGAACCGTATTGGATATTTGATATACGATACTACTACTAACAAGCAAGTAGCAAAGACTAACTTCAAAAGCTCTGCTCTTGCTATTGCTAAGTCTCTAGTAGATGGCAAGAACGCAATTGAAGAACTAGTAGAGTTAGATAGAAATCTACTCAAGCACTACAACGACAGCGTGTTTTATATACAAAAGATAAAACTATCCAATGATATATCTATAAAAGAAATACGTAGAGCACGTCTAGGGGTAAGCTTAGACAGTACAAAACAAATACGTCAACAAATTGATGATTTCATCTTTTGATTGATAAATAAGTATAATACAAATTCAGGAAGATATCATGAACATAACAGAATTTTCAAAGCCTGCTACAGCAAAGTCACTAAACGAAAACCTAGCAAAACGTTTTGGCACAAAGCTTGACATAGACAAATTTACTACAGAGCAACTTCAGGATGCTAGAAATAAGATTCGCACTAAGTTGAGCCAAGTTGAAACTAACGAAGGCTACGGCTCCGTTGCTAAAGAAGGTTACACAAAAAACAGATTGTTTCTTGATGTACTAAACGCAGCTATTGCAGAGCGCCCTGATACTATTGCTGACGCAATCGACGAAGCTATTGCTGTTGTAAAAGAAGGCAAGCAAGACGAAGCTGAGATTGTTATGGCAGCCAAGGATATGGTTGACAGAATCACAGGCTGGATGGAAGATACAGCAGAAATGCAAACTGAATCAATGCTAGAGCTAGCTGATGCTATCCGTGACGAGCTAGGCAGTGAAAAAGCAGAAGGCTTTACTACGTCAGTTAAGCCAGCACTCGAAGCACTTTACCAAGTGCTAGAAACAACACGCGAGAGCTTAACTAGTGGCGTTGGTATGTTAACTGGCGAGCAAGAAGACATGGGCATGATGGGCGGCGAAGACGACTTAGGCATGGAACCAACAACAGACATGGACATGGACAGCGAAGGTGGCGATGACCTGGACCTTGGCGGTGATGACGAGTTTGGTGCAGCAGACGCATCAGCTGGCGGCGACGATCTAGGTGGTCGCGCAAAGCGTGAATCAGTAGAGCGTCCGCGCTCAAAAAAAAAGTAAGTGAACAAGTAGAATCTGATATTATATATCAGATTCTCGATCACCTTAAAGCCGCTGGCAAGTTTAAGATCTCAATCGATAAGTTAGATCGTTACATGCAGAATATGGGACGCGGCCAATTCAACTTCGAAGTATTCAAAGCAGCATACGATGCTGATCCAAAGCTGCAACAGCTAGTAACTAACTTTGATCAAAAGAAGATCGAACTAAAGAGTTCAGAAGCAGACGACCTAAGCCCTACAACAGGCGGCGGCGGTGACACTGTTGGCACTATGGCAAAAAGAGCGGTTGACTTAGGCGATCTTTAATGTTATACTAACTATATGACATTATTGATAGAAAAATACGATTATAAAAAGTTAAAGCGAGTAACTCAAGACAATGGAACACGTCGTTACGAAACGGGCAAGGGCAACCCTGTACCGAGCGTAACGACAATTCTTGGCGCGACAAAGGATATGACACATCTTATTCAATGGCGCAAGCGTGTGGGCGAGCAGAAAGCTAAAGAAATTACAACAGAAGCAGCGAACCGTGGTACTCGGATGCACAAGTATCTTGAGGACAAATGCCTCACAGGAGAAATGCCAGTCCCTGGTACAAACCCTTATTCCATTCAAGCGCATAAGATGGCCGAAATAGTTAACTGTAATGCGTTAGTACACATGTCTGAGATTTGGGGAGTTGAGGTAGCACTATACGTACCTGAGCTCTATGCAGGTACTACAGACCTTGTTGGGGTATACAAAGGCAATGAAGCAATCTGTGACTTCAAACAATCAAATAAACTTAAAGAAGGTAAATGGATCGAAGACTACTTTCTACAGTTAACAGCTTACTCAATTGGTCATAATGAAATACACGGAACAAACATACAACACGGCCATATCTTTATGTGTACACAAGCACTTGAGTATCAGCAATTTGATTTAACTCCTGATCCCGATCCGTACTTCGGTAGAACCTATAAAGACTGGTGCAATGCTTGGTGGGACAGAGTTTACAAATTTTACGAAGCTCAAGGTTGATACTTACAGTTATTAAAATGCCAGCGAGTCATTGCCATTCCTTGTTTGCCCTGTTTGCCGCAATGTGGACAATCTACAATAGGTTTATTCCGGTGCATCTCTTTAGAGGCTTCGCTTATCTTTTTTCGAGCCTCTTCTGTATGCAACTTGCCGTATAGCGGATGCTTTTCGCCTTTCCTGTCCCATTTTCGTGGACTTTTAAGGCTATAAGTTTTGCCGTAGTTATTAGGCCGCTTGCCTTTTTTGATAGCAGATAGTTTTGCTCTTACTTCTGGACCAGGCGTTGCTCCTTCTCCGCCGTCTGTTTGGTTGCGTAGAATGCCAGTGCCTAGGTCTTTGCGTCCGTATTTGAGTATAAGATTTTCTTCTAATTCAAAGGCGTCTACTTCTGTAAGCTTAGTTGCTACAAATCGTATACGTTCTTTTGGCGGCACTGCTACATTATGACGTTGTCTGTATCTACTTTCTTTGCCCTTGCCAATATAGTACGGAGTCAAGTCCTCGCGAAGGTATTCGTATACGTAATAAATATTCGATGCTGGCATATTAATTTCCTTTTATGTTAGAGTAGTCGGGGACGGCCATCCCGTGGACTACACTAGTATTTATCAAGAAGATAATTAATGATTGGTGTTATGAGTGAGTTTCTTGAAAAGAAACGAACCCTGTGGTGGGAGAGGGTATACATGTACTTCGAACAAAACGGCTAAATACTATTAATAAATTATTAGGAGTATACGATGGCTGTTGTATCCATTTCAAGAATTCAAGTAAGACGAGGCAAGAAGACAGCCGGAACAGGCCTGCCACAATTAGCTTCAGGTGAGTTTGGATGGGCTATTGACTCGCAAGAGCTTTTCATTGGTAACGGTAGTGTTAGCGAAGGTGCGCCGAGTGTAGGCAATACACAAATACTTACTGAGCATGACGATTTGTTTCAGTATGCTAATGCGTATACATACAAAGTAGACGCAGCGTATATTCAAACAGATCCTTTCTCTGATGCACCTATTACTAGAACTCTACAGCATAGACTTGATGATAGGGTTAGCAGTAAAAGCTTTGGAGCAGACGGAGACGGTACTGATCAAACATCCGTGTTGCAAAATGCAATCTATCAGCTGTACTTAAACGATGCAACAAAGTCATCAGCTAGCAGTAGAGTTATATTAAATGTTGAAGCAGGCGAGTATGTTATATCAAGTACTATTAACATACCTTCATATGTTAACATTGTAGGCGCAGGAATTGGTAAAACTGTATTTAGAAAAAGCACCCCTGGCCCGATGTTCCGTACAATTAACGGCACAAGTACACCTAATGCAGTTGGACCAGAAGAAGCTACGTCAACGCTAAACCAGCCTCGTAACATCAGAATGGAAGGCCTTACATTAGAGCTCGAAAGTATTCTAACATCAGGATTTGATTTATTCAGTAGCAAGGAAAGTTTATTTACTGATATCGAAGTTCGCGGGATCTGGGAAGTTAACGACAATGTTGCTGACACAGGCGCAGCTATTGTGTTAAGAGGACAATCTCCAACAGTTACAGCAGTCCACAACGTGTTTGAAAGAGTTATCATAAAGAACGCAAGCTACGCAGTATACTCAGACAGTGCTATTAAAGACAACGTGTGGTCAAATTGTTATTTTGAAGCACTAGGCAAAGGTGTGTCGTTTGGTGAAAATACTCTATCAGGAACAGGACCACTTAACAACGTAGTTGAACAAACAACATTTAAAGATATTCAAAATCAAGGATTCTTAGTTGTAAAGGGTACGGGCAACGTAAGTACCATTAACAGATATTACTCTGTTGGCAACAATGGCGGATCGAGTGCTACAATTACTAACCCAGTAATTGAATTCCAGGATGAAAAGAACTTGTCGCAAGACGACTGGTTCCAAAGAACAGGAGAATTAGGGTATGCACAAGAGTATATCAACGGTGTACCTTATATCCCAGAAGTACAGGGTCCTACATTCTTTGAAAACGCATACACTAATGTAATACCGTTTGGTACAATAAATGAAATACAGAAGTTTGTTAGATTTCCAGCAGAAGAAACCAAGAACATTGAGATAGAGTACTATTACAGAAGTAATACTTATGATGTCGCTAGAAAGGGTAACATCAACGTAATGGTTGATCCTGCTAACAATGGTCTCAACTACTCAGATGATTACACTATTATCGGCAACCCGGGCACACTAGAAAACATAGAATTGTCAATGCAACTCTTTGATGAAAATGGCGATTCAGTGGTTGACACAGTGGTGCTGATGATGTTAAACTCAAACTTAGATGATGACGCTCAATTTTATTATAGATTCAAAACAGTAGGTTAAATTTGTTTGATAAACCTTACGAGGCTAGATTAGCCTTATGGCGAGATTTTAGAGAAGCTCTGGCAACAGATCCAGATCCTATCCAAACGTGCATAGACTTTTGGGCCAATGCGCCCGAAGTACTGATTCAAGCAGACCCTTACAATCAAGAAACGTGGCCCGAGCCTTGGCAAATGATAGAGGAAAATATTTTTTGTCCGTTCGTGAAGATCTTAGCGATTTGCTACACCTTGCAGTTAACTGAATGTTTTTCTCGGTCCGAATTTGAGATACATATTACACAAGCAAATAATCAAATAAAATATATTTTAACTATAGATGGAAGATGCATTGATAATGACAGACTCACTTTTAAAGAGATTTCGAAAACTTTAAAAATTGAGCAGTCTTATCTGACGCCGCCCCTATATTAATTCGCGATTAATAAAGAAAAGGATGAAGCAAAGATGACTCAAGTCACCAAACGTAACGGAATTAAAGAATCATTAGACATCGAAAAACTACATAAGGTAGTTTTCTTTGCGTGTGAAGATATTACAGGTGTGAGTGCATCTGAAGTAGAAATTAAAAGTCAAATACAATTTTACAACGGTATGCAAACTAGTGAGATACAAGAGACACTGATCAAAGCCGCCGCAGATCTTATATCAGAAGACACACCAAACTATCAATACGTTGGTGGCAGGTTAATTAACTATGCGCTGCGCAAGGAAGTATATGGCGGCTACGAACCATGTCACGTTAAAGAGCTAGTAGATCGCAACGTAGACAGAGGCTTTTATGATCCAGAACTGCTCGAGTACTACACTGACGATGACTGGGAAAAGATCAACAGCTTTATTAAACACGAGCGTGACGAGAATCTAACATACGTTGCCATGGAGCAACTGCGTGGCAAGTATCTAGTACAAAACAGAGTAACCAAAGAGATCTTTGAAACTCCCCAGATGTGTTATATCCTTATTGCTGCTACACTGTTCCATAAGTACGAAGGCGACGAACGACTAAAGTGGATTAAAGACTATTACGATGCTATTAGCCTACACGACATTAGTTTACCCACTCCGATAATGGCAGGTGTACGTACTCCGCAGCGCCAGTTTAGTAGTTGCGTTCTTATTGAAACGGGCGACAGCCTCGACAGCATTAATGCTACTGCCGCCAGCATTGTAAAGTATGTAAGTCAGAAAGCAGGCATTGGCATTGGTGGCGGAGCAATTAGAGCAATTGGTTCCCCTATCAGGAAAGGTGATGCATTCCATACAGGAGTTGTTCCCTTTTTTAAGCACTTCCAATCAGCAACACGAAGCTGCTCACAAGGCGGCGTGCGCAACGGCGCAGCAACAATATACTATCCCATATGGCATTTAGAAGCAGAAGAATTGCTTGTTCTCAAAAACAACAAAGGCACAGAAGACAACCGTGTTCGTCATATGGACTATGGTGTACAGTTTAACAAGCTAATGTACGAAAGGCTTATCCAGGGCGGCAACATTACATTGTTCTCGCCCAGCGATGTTCCTGGACTACACGATGCGTTCTTTGCTGATCAAGATCTGTTCCGTGAGCTTTATGAAAAGGCAGAGCGCAGTACAAAGATTAGAAAGAAAACTATTAAAGCACTTGACTTGTTTCTTGCATTTATGGAAGAGCGTAAAAACACAGGTCGCATCTATCTACAAAACGTAGACAACGCTAACGAGCATGGAAGCTTTATTCCTTCACTTGCGCCGATCCGCCAAAGTAACTTGTGTGCAGAGGTCGACTTGCCAACTAAGCCACTCAGCGATATCAACGATCCAGATGGTGAGATCAGTCTGTGTACACTAAGCGCAACAAACTGGGGTAACATTAAGACACCCGCAGACTTTGAACGAGTGTGCAGACTAGCTGTACGCGGCCTAGACGCGCTGTTAAGCTACCAGAACTATCCTATCCTGGCAGCACAGTTGAGCACAGAGAAGCGTCGTCCTTTAGGCGTTGGCATTATCAACTTTGCTTACTGGATGGCAAAGAACGGATTCACATATCAAAACGTAACACCAGAAGCACTTGCTAAGATCGACGAGTGGACAGAAGCGTGGAGTTACTATCTTATCAAAGCAAGCGCAGACCTAGCAGCAGAGCAGGGCGCGCCGAGTGGTAATATGGAAACAAAGTACGGACACGGTATTACGCCAAACCAAACCTACAAGAAGGACCTAGACGAACTAGTGCCGCACGTTGAGCGCATGGATTGGGACGGACTACGAGCGCAGCTAAAACGCACAGGCATCCGTAACTCAACACTAATGGCACTTATGCCAAGTGAAACATCTGCACAGGTAGCAAACGCAACCAACGGCATTGAGCCGCCAAGAGCATTGATTAGCATTAAGCAAAGCAAACACGGCGTACTAACGCAGGTTGTACCGGAGTACAAGAAGCTAAAGAACAAGTACGACCTACTGTGGACGCAGAAGTCTCCGGAAGGTTACCTTAAGATTATGGCCGTGCTTCAGAAGTACATTGACCAAGGTATTAGTGTTAACACCAGCTACAACCCAATCTTCTTTGAAGATGAAAAGATTCCGATGAGCGTGATGCTTCAGCACTTGTTGATGTTTTACAAGTATGGCGGCAAGCAACTGTACTACTTTAACACCAATGACGGACAAGGTGAAGTTGATGTCAACTCAATCATAGCAGCACAAGAAGCACCATTAGACGACTCAAATATCGACGACCAAGATTGTGAATCGTGTTCAATCTAAGCACTTGACAAACAACAAAAATACTGTACAATAAACGAAAGAGGATTACTGTAAAATGTTATACGACTAGAAGAAGTTGATAAATAAATATAATAGGAGAATATTATGTTTGTTTATATGTGGACTAATTTAGTTAATGATAAAAAGTATATAGGAAGACATGCTGGAAAACAGACGAGCACTTATAAAGGTTCAGGAAAGTATTTTCGACGTGCTTTAAATAAATTTGGAGAAGAGAACTTTAAAAGAGAAATATTAAAAGAATGCAAGGATTTAACTGAATGTATTAAATGGGAACAATATTATTTAGATTTTTATAATGCTTCTAAAAACATTAATTTTTATAATATTTCTCCTAGCGCACATGGCGGACATCATGGTGCAGACTATAACGGAGAAAAAAATCCAATGTGGGGTCGAAAACATCCTAACCATGTTCCCCACTATGGAAAAGATAACGGAATGCACGGAGTTAGAAGAAAGCTTTCTGAAAATCCAAATGCTAAAAAGGTTAAACTAATTAATCCTAGTGGTAAAGAATATTACTTTGATAGTATGTTAGAAGCTTGTATTTCTCTTACAGGAAGTGAAAAAGAATATGGAAAAATGAAACATTTATTCCATAAAACGAAAGAAAATAAATCTTTAAGAAAAGATGCTAGATTTTATAATTGGAAAGGATATTACACCAATGAGCAATAGCAGTGTATTTGACACGAGTAACAGAGCAAACCACACGGAAGTAAAGGCTTTCCTGGACCCAAGTGGTGGTCCTACAATACAGAGATACGACACTATGAAATATCCTAGTATTGACAAATTTACTGACAAGCAGTTGGGGTTTTTTTGGTTACCACAAGAAGTTGATATCTATCAAGATGCTAAAGACTTCAAAGCACTTACAGAACACGAACGTCATATCTTTACTTCGAACCTAAAGAGACAGATCCTGCTCGACAGTGTACAAGGCCGTGCACCAGTAGAAGCATTTGCTCCTATTGTATCGCTGCCTGAGTTAGAGAACTGGATTCAAACTTGGACGTTTAGTGAGACTATTCACAGCCGCAGCTATACACACATCATTCGCAACGTGTATTCAAACCCAAGCAAGATCTTTGACGGCTTAATGGACATCAAAGAGATTGTGGAATGTGCCGAAGACATCTCCAAGTACTACGATGACTTGATTGAAATGTCAATGTGGTACAATCTGCTAGGTGTAGGTACACACACTGTTAACGGTAAAGAAGTTGTTGTTGACTTGTATGAGCTAAAGAAGCTGCTATACCTGACACTTATGAGCGTTAATATCCTCGAAGGCGTGCGGTTCTATGTTAGCTTTGCGTGTAGCTGGGCGTTTGCTGAACTAAAGAAGATGGAAGGCAATGCTAAGATCATTAAGTTTATCGCGCGTGACGAAAATCTACACTTGGGTAGCACACAGTTGATGCTTGGGATCCTACAAAAAGACGACCCAGACTTTGTTAAGATTGTAGAAGAAACCAAGGACGAGTGTATACAAATGTTTGTAGACGCAGTTGATCAAGAGAAAGAATGGGCAGAGTACCTGTTTAAAGACGGTTCTATGATCGGACTTAACACTCACTTACTAAGCGAGTACATTGAATGGATCTGTACACGTCGAATGGAAAAGGTAAAGCTACCTAGCCCGTACAACGTAAAGCATAATCCGCTACCTTGGACACAGAAATGGATCTCAGGATCAGACGTGCAAGTAGCCCCTCAGCAAACGCAGATAAGTTCATACATCACAGGCGGCAGCAAGCAAGATGTCGACGGCGATACCTTTAAAGGAATGAGTCTTTAAATGTGGACCAACCCAACTACAATTGATCCTGATATATTAAGCATGTCAAAATCTCTCAATTGTAGTTGGGTTGGCGCAGTTAGCGTAAAATACGAATCAGCTTATGACATCAACGATTGTCATAATAATTCTAGTTTACATGCTACTATATATGGCGGAACTCAAACAATTGGATATTATTTTATAAAGGGGTTCGGTACTACACAGGCAATTCGTCATAGCGTGTGGGAGAAAAATCAAACACTGTTAGATGTAACTCCGCATTTAGATAATAGAGAATACATTATTTTTGCAAAAAGTGCAATACAAAATAAAGAGTATTCTATACCTAACTGTTATTTTCAGTCTCTTGCTAAATATATAGGACAGGAGACTGAAGTTATGTATTATGTATATCAGATAGTAGACCCAAGAAACAACCAGCCGTTTTATGTTGGAAAAGGAAAAGGACGAAGAGCAAAAACTCATTTATGGAAAATTCCTGAAACTAGAAATGCATATAAAGAGAATAAAATTGCTGATATTCGAAAATCCAATCTAGAACCTAGAATTGAATATATTGCTGAAAATATTATCGACGAAACACTAGCATATAACATCGAAGCAGTATTAATTAAAAAATATGGCAGAAAAGGTTACGATAAAAATGGTATACTATCTAATGTATGCTTAGACAACAGGCCTCCTAACCAAAAAGGAAAGACATATGAAGAAATCTATGGTATTGAAAAAGCATTAGAACAAAGAAAACTAAGGTCTAGACTTCAACAAGAACGAAAAGGGTATGGACCAAAAACTCATACTGAAGAAACTAAAAATAAAATTAGCAAAAGTATTACCGAACTGCACAATAACAGAGACTGTTCACATAACGAAGGAACCAAGAAAAAAATTGGACTAGCCAATAGCAAGTATACAGGTAAGTTAAATAAGAAAAGTTATTGCTATGTGTTAACATCTCCTACTGGTGTAGAGCACGAAGTATACGGTGGAGAAGCAACAGAATTTTGCAAACAAAATAATTTAAGTTGGAGTACACTTAAGATGCAGATACAAAAAAACTGGCCTATTCCTAAAAAAGGTAAAACAAAAGGTTGGAAATTAGAGGTAAAGAATGAAAAATAAGGAAACAGAAATATCAAGCTACATCACAGGCGGCAGCAAGCAAGATGTCGACGGCGATACCTTTAAAGGAATGAGCTTGTGAAAATAATAGTTTGGAGCAAAGACAACTGCCCGTATTGCACGGCAGCATTTGAACTGTTAGATCGAACAAATCTAACATACGAAACAAGAAAGATCGGCGACGGTTGGACTAGAGAGCAGCTATTAGAAGCTGTTCCTACTGCTAAGACAGTGCCGCAAATCATCATCGATAAACAAGTTATTGGTGGATACAACGACCTGACTTCTTACATGGAAGACACAGGATTTAATGGAACAGGATGGAGCCTATGATAATCGAAACCCCGTACACACGGAACGACACAATTACACTAAAGACAATGGCAGGCGAAGAAGTAATCGGACGCTTTGAAACAGAAGATGCTAGTCATATTACAGTATCAAAGCCAATGGCAATTATGGCAAACGGACAAGGACTTGGCCTAGGACCATTTGCTTTTACTATTAGCCCTGACTCAAAAGTCAAGCTAAATAAAGCTGGGATACTGTTTATACACAAGACTGACGCTGAAATGGCCAAGCAGTATGTAACAAGTACAACAGGTATTCATACAGCATAAGGAACTACTATGGGCCACGACATTCATCGTTTGGGAGATCCAAACACTGCTGGCGCAGATGTAACTAGCACAAAGCAAACTAACGTTACAGCAGGTAGTAGACCAGTAGCTACAGACGGTGACCCTGTTGCAAGCCACGGTACTGGAATACACTCGTCACCTAATACAGCAAACGGTAGCGGCACTGTGACCATCGAAGGCATACGTGTAAATCGCGAGGGAGATCCAGATACGTGCGGTCATCCTCGCGCTGTTGGTCTGCCAACAGTACAGGTTGGCGAGTAATTGATTGACAGCCGCCTAAGCTTGTGCTATAATTAAAATATAACAGACTAGAGGTAGAGATGAAAAAGATTCTAACAGACGTCGATGGCGTTCTGCTTGACTGGGAGTCTTCGTTCCACAAGTGGATGAAGTTAAAGGGTTACAGCAAAGTAAAGCAAAATGAATATAATATCAAGCTTTCCTTCGACTGGAACGAGGAAGATGATCACCACGACATTGTGCGTGAGTTTAACAGCAGTGCTTGGATGGGCTACCTCGATCCTCACAAAGACGCAGTAGATGGCGTACAGAGGCTCTGGTTAGCTGGGTATGAGTTTGACGTTATTACTAGTATGAGCAGTGATCCTTATGCACAAGAGTTGCGTAAGATGAATTTGAAACGTTATTTCGGTGCGCACTTTATGAAACGCTTTGTATCACTTGATTGCGGTGCCGACAAAGACGAAATCCTTAAAGAATATGAAGGCACTGGTTACTGGTGGATTGAAGACAAGCCAGAGAACTGCGATGCAGGATTAGCAGTAGGGCTTCGCCCGATACTAATTGATCACCTTCACAACCGATGGTATGACAATCCTAACGTTATTCGTGTAACTGACTGGAATCAACTTGTAAACGTTATTTTGGAAGATTAATCGAATGAAGATGCACGATGAACTCGTACTAGCATTTCACACATATCTCAAAGAACACGAACAGTTTGAGAAAGGTGTTAAAGCCGCGGCTCCTCGTGCAAGGAAAGCATTACACGAACTACATTTGCTCACTAGAGAGCGCAGAAAAGAAATTCAAGAACAAAAGAGCGAGATGTAACATGGGCGATGATTCGCTAGAATACCTAAGAGACCTTGGCGTAAGGGCGCTGGCATATGAAGAAGTACGATCTGAAGTAATTGGATTTATTTTAGAAAACCAAGTTAAAGACGAAATGATGGCAACTGATCTATTTATTATGGGATTTATTTGGCTAGCACATCACAGGAAAGAAACTCTAACAGATCACGACATACTCTTGCTGTTAGATATTGAGTCAGACGTGCTGACTATTCCTTTTGATGATGTGCAGGTATATAGCCTAGACGAAAGTCAAGCAGAGCACGACTTGTCAGAGCTTTTAATGCGAACCTACAATAAATTGAGTTAACTATGTGGCCCTATGTTTACATAAAACATATCCTACCTGAAGAAGTTTGTACCCTTGTTGAAGAACGTATTAAGAATACTAGGGTAACTTTTTCTAACGATTGGAGAAGTAATTTCGACGTGTTAACCTTTAACCGACCATTGTCTAAAAATGAGCAACTAATAGTTGACCTCATAGCAAGTGAGTATTATGCCGAAGAATAAATGGGACGCACCTATGCCAAAAACGCCCAAGCGCAAAGATCGCAAACGCTGTTATATTGTATGGCGCAGCATCTTACGAACAAAGGCCTACGCCGTTGGTAAAGTAGTTTGGCTAACTGACGCGCAATGGTGCTTTTATCAGATAAAAGATCCGAAGATAATACTCGAAGAAGTGTTAGAACGAGATCGACTAGAAGAATACAAGAAGTATATGGAGCAGACAATTGATTGAATCAGACGAACTATATGATAGACTCAAAGCAATGTCCGAAGAAGATCGTATCAAAATTCTAGACCCTATCATCGATGCTGTACGCGGTAAAGTACAGATACACCACGGATGGGAAGTAATTGGAAATAGAATCTTTGCATTAGCAGTGTTGGATTTGTATAAAGAATGGCAGTTGGAAATATGGAGCAGAGAATGATCGAGCACCGTTGGGAATTCTGTGATCACTGTGATCACGATGTTGTTATCTGTGGTAAATGCGGTAACAACACCTGCAACGGCGGCTACGGCACTGTAGACGGAAAAGAGTGCGACGAGTGTAACAGTGCATACGATTTATATCTTGACACTATGAACAAATAGTGCTATAACTAACTGTAAAAACAAACAGAGGACCTAAAATGAAACTTACTAAAATCGTTACTGTCGCAGCACTTGTCGCAGGAGCATTTACATTAAGTGCCTGCCAGGACGATGCTACTATTGCTTCACAGAATATCAACCGTGCTGCTGATAATTTCGAAGTGATGCGCCGCGTAGTATTTATGAATGGCATTACAGACGAATACATGCTCGAAGTAATCGGAGCATGTTCGCTTAACGATCGCGGAACAAGCGTACAAGTTACTTGTAAGAATGGCGAAGGAGAGTTTGTTCGCCACCAGCTTGGACTTAGTGATAACGTAACCTACTTCGCCGAACAGCTCGAAGCAATTGATGTTAGCACAAACCACTACCGCGTTACATTTAAGCCGCAACAGATCATTCCTGACATTGATCTTCGTGGTAGTTTCGAAGACTTAACTACTAACCATAGTGAAGTAAATCAATAAAATTAGGGCCTTAGGGCCCTTTTTTCTTGACAAGCACTTCTAAAGAGTGTATAAATATACTTGCAACGTTGAAGCAATTCAACAACATATTCTGGACCGGGGGGCGGTACCCCGATCGTCCACCACAAGCACATAATGTGTGTTTTTGATGGGCGATAAATAGGATCGACAGGTGTGTGAGGAAAGTGGAGTTGTCCCGATCTAAGCTGGGTAACGCGAAGAACATACTAACTGCAAACGTAAATGCAAAGCCAGAGATGGCACTAGCAGCGTAAGCTGCGTGGGCTTACAGACTGCCTAGAAACAGAAAATCTGCTCCGAGTATGGGTTCCACTCGTTTACTACAAAAAACGGGCCCACTTACAGACGGAAAAAAGGCACAACATAGTTTTACTGGCTGAGTTTATGGTCTTGTGCTATACAATCTTTTAGTACCGGCGGACTACGAATAGTGGGATACAAAACGCACCACTCTGAAAATGTAAGATGATGTGTAGTACATTGGTAAATACCTTATAAGCTTATATAAGGGAATACCAATGAGTGGACCAAACACACAATTTAACTTAGACGTAGACGACATTGACCAAATAGAATCTGCACTAAATCACAGGCTGCGCGACTTGTCGTTTGAAAGCCTAGGAGAAACAGAAAACGTTGACTCTGTTGCTGTAGAAATGCAAAAGATAAACGATTTATTAGCGAGACTCTATCATCAAAAGAATTGGTATCGTCCGACTAGCACACCTTACCTTGGAGGTTAAAATGAAAGAAGAACTGTTACCTACTGAAGAGAAACCAGTAGACAGTGACCCCGGTCCGATTAATCGAGACAAGTTCGAAATATCTTTTAGAATACTAGGAAATGAATTCTTCGGAATGCAGATTGCTAGCGAAAGCCGAGTTAAGAATTGGGCATTTTTTGGCCTATTAACATTAGTAGCGTTAACGCTATTAGTCAACAGTATCGGCCCGACATTAATATCGATTGTAAATAGTATATCAGGATGAACTGGATAGAGATAGACAAGATACTTGTAGGTATAGCCGAACGACACGACAACACAGAAGATATGTTCGCCGAAGTTGAAAAACAGTTCAAGTGGACACGCAGCCAAAGCGAAGCAGCTATCAATCCGTTGCTCAAACGCCACAGTATTAATATAACTGTTGCTAAAAAGCCTAAAACAGCTAAAAAGCTGCCAAAAAAGGTTGCAAAGAAGAGGAAGTAGTGTTATATATTATACATTGATGTTTAACATAAAGGAAACATATCACATGAAGACAGTACTAATGGGAGCAATTGCTGCTCTATTTGTAGCAGGATCCGCTACAGCACAAGATTTTAACGACACACAAGCATTTGTTGATGTAGAAGTCGGCAAGCTTACATTCGGCATCGAAGCAAGCGAGCAGTCAGGATTCACTGGGCTCGAGTTTGACTACGAAGTACTGGCATATCCGCTGGGTGCAGGAACCTCGACATTGGATCTTGGTGTAACATACTTTGATTCAAGCGAAACTATTACAATCGATGCAATTTATGCAGTGCGTATGCCAGCCGCACCAACAGTTGACGTATACGGTTCAGTTGAACTTAATTACGTTGCTAGCAGCGAACTAGCAGTCGAAGGCGATGTATTCGGAACTCCAGAAGTTGGCGTAGAATGGTACGCAAGTGATACAACATCTATGTTCGGCGAAGTGGGTTATGTGTTCAACTTGTCCAATGACGTAAGCAACGTAGGCGCATACGCTGAAGTCGGAATGAACTGGGATGTCGCTGACAACATCACGTTTACACCGTCGGTGGTTCACACGTTTGATGGACCTGGTGCAGACGTAACTGAAGCTCGCGTAGGACTTACACTAAGGTTCTAAGCACTTCGGGGAAGGAGGGAAAGGGTGTAGTTTCGACTACACCCTTTTTTCACATAAATAACATAGCAAGGGAGAAGTGCTATGTTATATGAATACAGATGTATAATAAAAAGAATTGTTGACGGCGACACAGTCGATATTGACATTGACCTAGGCTTTGATACTTGGCTTAAAGATCGAAGAGTCAGGATTGTACACATTGATACTCCTGAAGTCCGAACAAGAGACTTACAAGAAAAAGAACTAGGCCTAGCAGCATCGGCTAGAGCAGCAGAATTACTTCCAGTTGGGACAAATCAAATCCTACATTCAAAAGAGTTTAGCGGCAAGTACGGAAGACTTATCGGCGACTTCTATGTAAACGACAGTAAAGATATGTACTCAGACGTAATGCTTAAAGAAGGCTTCGCAACCTACTACAAGTGATTGACATAAATGCAATCACCTGCTAGTATAAGTTTACTAGTAGGAGAATTGTATGACTCTATAAAGTCCGCGAACTACACTTTTATTTATCTGTTAACAGTTGACAAATTAAACTTCTTTTGCTAGTATACATGTATATAGATCCAAATTATAGGAATTTTAAATGTCCGGAATGTCGCTTGTAAGAGGAATGACTTCTCTTAACACTAAGAAACGCAAAAGCAAAAAGAAAACAGCAAAGCAAATTGCTGCTGAAGCAGAACACGAAACCTATCTCAAAAAAATGGGCGTAGGCAGAACTAAGCTACCAACAAACGCAAAAGGTGACCGCGTGGGGATCAATACAATCCCCGACTATAGCGTAAAACGTGTAACTAGTGATGTTATTCCTGCTCACGGTCCTGCACGAGAACGCAGCCAGTATACTGGTGTCGAGATTGCTGGGATCGTTACCACGCATAAATCAAACGCTCAGCCGATAAGAAAAGATAACAAGCAGGCGGCAGTCGACGCCGCTAATATGCGCCGCTAACCTTTTATGTAACCAAACCCTAACTCAGCTTATCCCATTCGCTGTGACAACAAGAACGCAGCTAAAGATGCGGCAGCAATGCGTAGAAATTAACTAAACCACCTTATAGTTGATAAATATGCTATAGGAGAACAGTTAATGTTTCTAGCATATTTGGTTTTATTCACAGCACTGGCTATCAGTGCTGTGGCAATATATTATTCAGTCGCAGGGCTAGTTGCAATCTTCGCATCGGCGGCTGTGGCAATTATCATTATGGGCAGTATCTTGGAGATTGCTAAACTTGTAACAGCAGTATGGCTACACAAATACTGGGACAAAACAGTGTGGTGGCTAAAAACATATCTAAGTATTGCAGTAATAGTATTGATGCTAATAACTTCGATGGGTATCTTTGGCTTTCTGTCTAAGGCACACATTGAACAGACAGCTAACGCACAAGACGGGATAGCACAAATTGAGCGGATCAATACTGACTTAGCAAAACAACAAGACATTATCAGCCGCGCTGAAGTTAGAATAGACAAAACTGTTAACTCTGATAACACCCGAGACAGTGAACTACAAGAACAAATAAGCTTAGAGCAAAACAGAATCGACAATGCTCTTCAACGTATACAGCCTGCTATTGATGAACAGAATCAAATCATAACTCAGGAAACTGATAAACTAGGACAACGCACTGCACCTTTGCAGGCTGAAGTGAGTAGAATTACAACCGTCTTAAATGACCTACAAACTGCTATTAACTCAAACGACATTGCTAAAGCTCAGGGCATTGTAGGCACCAACCCAGACGGTCGTTATGGCCCTGACACTGCGCGAGCAGTAGACGAGTTTAGAATTGCCCAAACACAACGACGTGACGGTCTAGTTTCACAAATAGACAGTTTGCGTTCTGCTCCAAGCAGCGTAGCAGAAGCTGCTAGAGAAGAGATTCGCAGATTGCGCAGTCTTACTGAGCAACAGATATCAGCATCAACTACACTGTTAGAACGCCTGCGCTCGCAGTTAGGACAGGGCGATAGTGATGAAGTAGAACAGATTGTACTAGAGCAGCGTGAACGAATAACGCAAGCTAACTTAGAGATAGATAAATTATCAGATCGTAAGTTTGAACTCGAAACAGAGTATCGAAAGCTTGAAGCTGAAGTAGGTCCGCTTAAATACATTGCTGAATTTGTATACGGTGAAACAGCAGACACAGATCTACTAGAAGAAGCCGTCCGTTGGGTTATCATCTTAATCATATTTGTGTTTGATCCACTAGCTGTACTCTTGCTAATCGCTAGCCAATATACATTTAACTATCACAGAAAGCAAGAACCAGCAGTAGAAGAGCAACCAGCTGAAGAGGTAGTAGAAGAGCAACCAGTTGAAGTTAAAGACATTGTAGAGTCCCTAGCATACACACTAGTTGACCACACTAGCGAAGTTGAAGATGATGGAGACTGGGGCGAGGACTGGGAAGAAGACTACATCGATCCCGAATCATTGCCAATAGAATATCAAGATGACGCTGAAGATCTAGAAGAGCTCAGAAGAATAGAATATGAAAAGAGAGATCAAAAGCACTTGCCGGCTAAAGAACAATGGAAAAAGGATCATCCAGACCAAACACTAAAGCTGTATAAAAATCTCTTTATACAAGGTAAGATAGATTCATTACCTTGGGAAAACTATATCTCGGATAGATAATTATTTGTATGAACAAAATTAATCTAATAACCCCACCTGACATATTGCGCACTGATGCGTTAACTTGGTTGTTTATATATCCGCGCAAAGATATTCAGAAACAACTTCAGGACGATATACTTGCTAACTACGACGGTACAATGAATCTTTACTATTATGACCAACCTAACTACAACAAAGATGATGTTGAATGGCTGTTAAACGTATTTGAACTTGCTGAAGTTGTAGTAATTGATGTTGACAACTGTGAACCCTATATTATAGACCTAATGTCTTATTTAATTTCAAAATCAAAGACTTATTGGTTGACAATGAGGGATGAATCGTTGTATACTCATATCAGTAGCAATAGAATATACGATTTAAGCTTTTTAAATACAGGAGATACAATTGAGAAAGCAATATGATAGAGACTCTGGTCCTCGTGGCCTTGTAGTAGAAGTGAATCATGGAGACTTCGGTCGCGCCCTTCGCAAGTTTAAGAAGAAGGTGCAAGACGACGGCATCCTCCAAGAGATGCGTAGCAAAGAATTCTACGAAAAACCAAGTGCTATACGCAAGCGCGCCAAAGCAGCAGCTCGTGCGCGCCACCTAAAGGCCCGTGCAAAGGCAGAAGACTGATCAACAAACTACAGGAGGGTGCAATGCCCTCCTACACATAAAAAAGGATTAGATAATGTCAACGCAGCTTGATGTAGTAATTGACGAGAAAATTAAGCAAATTAATCACTTACCTAGCAAGTATAACGTGGTAATGTTAAACGACGACAAAACTCCAATTGACTGGGTTATTTCAGTACTGACTGAGATCTTTAAACACAGTGACGCAACAGCAGAGTCTTTGACTATGGATATTCATAACAAAGGATCAGCAGTAGTCGGCACCTATTCGTACGAGATCGCAGAGCAGAAGGCACTTGAAACTATTAATCTAAGTCGCAGCAATGGCTTTCCTTTACAAGTAAAGGTAGACGAAGAGAAATGAATTTAAAAGAGCTTACCTGGGAACATCACAAGAACGCTGAACGACAAGCATTTGTAAAAGAGCTGCTAGGTGGGAACATAACTAATAACCGTTACGCTACCTTTCTCTTTAACAGTCACCCACAGTACAACATACTTGAACAATTTGCTATGCTTCACGATTTGATAGACTTTAGGCGAGCACCTGCCATCCATGAAGACTATTTAGAACTTTGGGACGAACATCCAAATCAGCCCCCGACTCTTCCGGTAGTAAAAGAGTATACAGATCATATTGCATCAATCAAAGATGATCCTAACAAGCTAATGGCACATATCTACGTTCGTCATATGGGTGACTTGAGTGGCGGACAGATGATTGCAAAACGTGTACCTGGCAAGGGCAGACTATACCAGTTCGACGAAGATGTTGATGTTTTAAAAGAAAGCATCAGAACACGTCTCGATGATTCTATGGCAGACGAAGCTAAGATCTGCTTTGACTTTGCCACTAAGCAGTTTCAACAAATGATGGATATTAAATGAGCGAAGTCTGGGATATACTGATTGACTGTCAAACTCAAATAATTGATAAACTAGATGCTAGTTGCTTCGAGTATCACGAATTTGAAATGGAAAAGTTTAACCAGCCCGATAACGGATGGGTTAACAGACTTTGGATGAGTGATAGTATACGAAGAGCTCACGTTGACGTAGTAGATGCTAGAGCCAGTCGCGGACTTTGGATGATGCACGTATGCGTGTTTCCTAGGTTAAGCAGCGATGCTCCTATATACGGGTTTGATGTCATTGCTGGCAAGAACAAGATGACAGGGGCCTTTTTAGACTTCTCTCCTACAGTACACGACACGCATCCTATGATGATTGAATTTGAAGATATGGTACAAGCGTTTGTACCTGCGAAGAAGCGCGAACTGCCTGAGTGGGCTACTAACATATTTTCAAAGAATATGATAGCAGCAGGTAATGTTGGCAGCACTGAAACTAATGATATTGTTCAACTTGCGTTAGGCACATTGGATTATTACATTAACGACGTCAGTGATTATACAGGCAACGCAACAGAAGATTTAGTTAAAGCTAAACAAAATTGGTATTGTGAGAACCAAAAGCTAAACCCGCATACTCCTCGAGTAATGAAAAGCCTAGGCTTAGACGAAGCGGACGTTAACTTATTCTGTAAGGATATTCTCTTTCCTGAAATCTTATAAATACTTAAAATGATTTAGGAATACAATATGCGCTTTTTCGAATTTAAAACTATCTCTTCTAGCAACACACTAACCGAAGTTGCGAAGATGTCTGCTAAGTTGTGGAAAGATAAGTACATTATATCAACGGTTAACAGTATCAAAAATAAAAAAGACTTTGATTACATAGATAACAAAGAAGAAAAATTTGGCCTTGTTGATAAAATTACAGTAGACGGCGAGGCAATGTCGCCCGATGAATGGCAGCAATACGCATTAGCAAATGATAATGCTACTGTAGTTAACTCTACGTTATTTTCAATTAATGGTCAAGATTTAACAATAAACAAATTACTTAAAGCAGACGCAGTTAAAGGATCGTTAACACCAAACAAGGGCGATATTGCCGAAGCAGTACTAGGTTCTGCCATAACAGCAAAATTTCGAAACGGCGGCGGCAATGTTACAACAAATGATATTATAGAAATCTTAAAAAGCGTAGTTTCAGAAGGTTCTACTGAAGGCACAACTAATTATCAAACTTCCGGAATTGAAGAAGACAATTACAAATTTATGTTAACGTTAAATAATTCATCATTAAAACCTTTAAAACTTTGGATGGAAGAAGAAGATCCAATGGGCAATCCTGCAAACTTTGCGTTAGTTAAACAGTTTGGAGTCAATAGGGCAACTATTAAAGATCTACAAAAGCAAGTTAGTGACGCTGCAGAGTATGCGAACCGTAATAAACGTGCAGTTACAGCAGTAGATAAAGCAAAAATTGATCCTAGTCAGAACATAGTAGAAATTATGTCAGACGGTGGCGACGGAACACAGCAGAATATAACTAAGGTTGATTTAAAACTATCTTATGATGGGCAGATTCAAAGACTCTTAAGTCTCAAGGCCGGGGCTGTTAAACAGTTTGGACAAGTAAGTGGCGGCGAATGGGAAGCTGTAAGCAACTTCTTTGAAAGCATTTTTAAATTTAGATTACCCGATTCAATGAAGGCACAATTTGGTTTTAAATCTTCTGATCAAGATGACTATAAAGATTATAATTATGGAGAGGGTCCGTTTGCTAATTTATACTCTGAAATGGCAAAACAAGCAATGGAGTATACAGCAGGCGATGATACCAGAAAAGAATATAACTTAGTAAAAAATGTATACGATGGAATTAACTTTCATGCTACTAGAGGAGAAGAAGGCGTAACAATGGTTATTTTATCTCCAAGTTCTAAAGTTGCGTATAAAGAATTGGCATTTGATAAAAGATTATTATCTGCATTAGAATTATACGATTTACAGGTTGTTAACGAGCCCGGAAACGCTAATCATAAAATAAGTATTATCGGTAACTTGAAAACAGAAAAAGCAATACAGGTATTAGGTAAAGATAACGCTATTAAAATACCAAGTAAGTCAGTGTTAGTTCAGTTGCGCTCGGCAAAAATGGGCAACGCAATACGTAATGTAGTTGAAATGGGCGAACTATTAAAAGATCTTTCCAACGTCGAAAAGTTAGACAAAGCAGAAGCAACAAAAAGTCTAAAGCAACAACCTGAACCAGAGGCAAGACAGCAACCAACCCCTGATGTTAACGCCGTGCCGGGAAATGATGTACCAAATGCTTGAATGGTTCTATAACCTACTACACCAACAAGTAGAAGTCGATGAGATCGAAGACGAAACTCAATCACAAAATTATATTCCTATTGTGTGGCTTCACGGAGCCGGGCAAACTCATCGGTCGTGGGAATACATTAGAGAACACATCAACCATCCACACGAGATTGTAATTGACTATTCACAAATGAATCGATTCTATGAAAACCTTGAAGAGATGAAACATAAGATAGGAAACGACCCTGTCTTTGTAGTCGGACACAGTCTCGGAGGGTTGTATGGATTACATTTAACGCAACACTGTAACGTAGTAGGCGGTGTAAGCGTTAGTACACCGTTTAGAGGATCTAGCGCAGCAGACTGGGCAAAGTATGTTATACCAAGCTATCCGTTGTTTAAGGATGTAGGCAGACGAAGCGCGCCGGTTGTAGAAGCAGCAAAGATTAAACTCAACATACCGTGGACGCAGCTAGTAAGTACTGCGGGCGGCGTGCCTTATCTCAAAGATGAAAATGATGGAGTATGTACAGTTGCTTCAATGACGTCTAGAAATGATATGGAAATAATTCGAGTTGATTCAACACATTACGAAGTAATGTGTGATGCTAATGTCGTCGATGCTATAGCTAGAAAGTATAACGAAGTTAATACACTAGTACAAGTAAATGCGATAAAGAAATAAGTGTTCCTATACAAAAACCTATTGCGATTGTAGCAATTATTACATAGTTCTTTTTAAATACATTAACCAACCTTGATCTCATAGCAACCTCCCCATACACTATTTAGCTTGACATTGTTGCTGAATCGCGCTATAATAGCGAGAGAGGATTCAAAATATGGCATCAACCTTAGAAAAACAAGAACTGATCGAGGACATTGAAAGTCCGACTAAGAAGTATATGATTACGCTATCTGGCGACTTTCAAGAAGTTGTGTACGGATCAAGCTGCGACCAAGAGTATCAATATTGGCGGTCTCCTGAAGCAAAAGCAGCATTAGGATATAATAGCGATGCTGAAGATGTATTTTCGATATACATGTTTGAAAAAGATGATAAAAAATTTCCAGAGGTTCCTGCTACCTTTCGACGCCGTCGTAGTAGCGAATGGTATGAAATGGGTTCTATTGATCATGTTAGTGGATTTGATTTAAAGAAGTCAAGAATACAGATACATCAACTAAAAGGCAGCACCAACATCAAACGCGCAACATTAAAAGACGTAAAAAGAGAAGTACTTCCGGAGTGTGATTTTTACAACGACTTTCTTTTAGGGCACGACGTAAAAGGATGCTTAGAAAAGTCTAAGATCGATCATTACGATTATGTTTATAATGCACAACTAACTCACCACAGCGAAGTCAGCTACATGTTCTTAGAGCTCAACCGTACAATTGACCTTGATAAGTTTGAAATTGACGGGGTTCATTTTACCAATGAGCACTCTTTAATGTTAGATTTATCATACAATGATGATGACAGTATTATACGTTTTGAAGATGACCTATCGCCTAGGTCCAAAGATACTAGCTTTGATGTAAGGATTTTGGACACGTCGACAATCCAATAAAATTAGATACAAAGTTAAACTCCTGTGACAAAATTTTAAATAGCTCTGGATGCAGGTGTTGGCTAACAATATCATATGAACTTATACCTATGCTTACATAGTAGTCTTTGCTAATTCCATATTTCTGTCCGTACTTAGGAAACACACCTGATACAAAAAGACACGCATCACCTAGTTCTTTGGCAGATCGATGTTTAGGATTTTCTAAGGTTAGCAACGCTCTTCCAAATCCTTCTTCAGGAATAAAACGAGGACGATCCATAAAGCTTGCCAGCAACATTACTACATAGCACTCAACTGCTTCGGGCAATTCATACCCTGTTGTAACAGAAGTTTCTTTTATTACCTCTCGAAAGGCATCAACGTAAGCATCTTTCATATAAATATTTATCTAAAAAGAGGACGGTTGATGAGAATTAGTATTGAAAAAACTCCTAAGCAGAAACTATCCCAATATGCCGTCGACGTTGCTTGCGCAGTGTCAGTAACACATTTACCAAAGACAGACTTCAGCAAAGTAGTAGACGCTGCGATTGACCTAAATCAACAAGCAGGATCAGCAAAGGCCATTCTGCACGTTGGTGCACGGAATCTAAGCTCTGAATCAGAGCTGCACGAAAACATTATAAGAGCCAAGCAAGCTGGCATCGACAAAGTTCTTGTTATTGGCGGTGGCGAACGCGAAGGTAGAGCATATCAATCTACAAACGAAGTACACCACGCTATCGCTGCGTACGGTCTTGAAATGTACTGCGGAGTATACCCACAAGAAGAAGATTACTATCTAGCTAGAGAAACAAAATATAGCGTGTATTCAAAAGGCATTACTCAACTATGCTTAAACAGTGCGGTACTTAATACTTGGTATGAAAAAACAATACCTGGAGTTCCTACTAACTGTTCAGTTGAAGGACTACTAAAGTATATGAGGATGTGCGGCTTAACTGAAAGTTTTAAGTACATCGCAGGTAATGCTATAGGCATACAATACATTACAATGAACGGCTTTAGCGCAAAGAAATTTGTCAAACGTCTCAACCACGAACAGATACACTTGTACAACTTTGGCAGATTAGACCAAACGCTACTCGATTTACAATTAGGTTGACACACACTGCTCATCGTGTTATATTAAGATAATGACAAAAATGAGAGATTGATATGAGAATTGGATTAAGCCTAAGTCGCTGCGTTCGTGATATCTTTGAGAAGAAGATTAACCCAGCAGAGATCCTTGTAATCGTAGCAAGGACTGATTTCGATCCCGAAAATGATGCACAGTGGAACAACATCTGGGCAGGGTACACCGGCAGTAGCTATACTTCTGCGCCAGAATGGGCTATATACAGTGACAAAGAAGACGAGTTTCGGGCAATTTGCAAACGTCTAAAAGAGGACGGCAAACTTCATCAGCCTCGGCAGTTCGGAGCATATCCTACAAGACTTCCTTATTACTGGCTTGATACGTTTGCTCCAATGGAAGAAATTGCAAGTAACCCGGCGGCCGTTAAGGCTTGGGAAAATTATAAACTAATAGCAGGATTAAGTTAATGAAGGCACAAGAACCAGCAGAAGGCCTATTAAAGGTAAGCGAGTATGGCAATTCAATAGCGTATCAGGTTGCGTGTGACTGCTCAGAACCTGATCACGCACAAGTGATTGACATCGAAGCCGATGACGACGGTTTCGTTGTAGTGACTATCTACACTGACACAAGCAATGACCATAGACAAAATCGGTTCAGCTTAATGTGGGAAGCACTTATTCGAGGCTACATCAAAACCAATGCGTCCATTATACTAACAGAGCAAGTTGCTCTCAACTACACTACAGCGCTAACAAAAGCAATGACAGATCTTAAGAAGTTGAAAAATGCCTCTGATAATTGATCCACCTAGCGGATGGAAGTATGGATTTCCTAAGCCAGTTCCTGACGGTGTAATGAAGAGTGACGCATTACTACGGATTTGGCTTTCGGGACAAGGGTATCCCAATGAGGACATTGACCTAGCAATGAAGCATAGTCGCTATTGGGAAAGAGACGAAGAATGATTTGGTATTTAAAATGGTTAGCAGGCGGCAAGTGCTACTGCAATAATGGCAGGAAGTCTTATACTTGCCGAGGATTAACTCGATGCGCAAATTCAGAGGAGTACGACGAATGAAAGTGAAAATTGGTATGAAAGTTGATAAATATTCTCCTTACAAGAATATTTATGGGAACACATATACATCACATTATACCAAGGCATATGGGCGGAACTAACGATCCAGAAAATCTAATAGAATTAACTGTCGAAGAACATGCTGACGCACATCGTAAGTTATACGAAGAACACGGGCACTGGCAAGATCACGTTGCCCGGAAAGCGTTAAGTGGACAGATTGAAAGTGATGATATTCGTAGGGTTGTAGCAAGTTTAGCTAACAAGAATAAAGTTTGGACAGAAAAGTCAAAAGAAAAGTTAAGAGAATCAAGAAAAAAACAAAACAGCAGTGGATAGACTTGGAGTGAAGAAAGTCGCAAAGCAAAAAGCGAAGCAATGACTGGAACTACTCAAAGTAAGGAATCTAATGTAAAACGAAGCAAAACTATGTCAGGAATTGCTAAACCTAAAGTTAAATGCCCGCATTGCGGCAAAGAAGGTGGAGCCCCTCAAATGAGACGGTGGCACTTTGATAATTGTAAAAAGAAGGAGTTTTAATATGCGTGTAAAAATTGGAAAATACACCACCTGGTGGGGACCATATCAGCTTGCTGAGGTGATTTGCTTCTGGGCACGAGATAAAAAAGACGAACACGGCCTGCCCGACAAACCTGACTATGTTCACAAATTTGGCGAATGGCTTGCTCACGGCAGCATCGAACCTGATCAGGAAGTAGGTGAGGTACTAAGCTGGGGCAGAGAACGTCATGTAACGTTACTTTACAAATTCCTGTCGTGGTTTAACAGTAAAAAATCTCGCACAATCAAAGTACAAATTGATCCTTGGGACACCTGGAGTATGGATCATACACTTGCTTACATTGTACTTCCTATGCTCAAGCAGCTTAAAGAAACGCAGCACGGTGCACCGCATGTAGAGGATGATGACGTCCCTGAACATCTGCGCAGCACATCTGCTCCGCCTAAGGAAAATGACTGGGACACAGACGACAATCATTTCAAGCGTTGGGACTATGTATTAGGCGAGATGATCTTTGCTTTTGAAAGCAAGCTTGACGATAGCTGGGAAGAGCAGTTTCATACCGGTACCCGAGACATCGGATGGAAGAAACTCGACAATGGCAACAGTAAAATGGTCAAAGGACCAAATGACACTAGTCACTACGATAAAGAAGGCCATAGAACTTATCAAAAGCGTATTTCAAATGGCTTCAGACTGTTTGGGAAATATTTTGAAAATTTGTGGGATTAAAGGAAAACATATGCCTAATGTAACTATTGCAACTTCACTACCGTGGTCGACGGCCACGGCATCAATTCAAACATCTTTGGCCTGCGATGAATTTAATATCACTGATGTAAGGAAGGAAGTCGCCTTTACTGAGGACGCACTTGTTATTGTTTGTGCGTTAAAAAGACTCAAACGTTCCGGTGCTGAGATTGTTGACATGTTGTCATACTTAACAAACGAAAAAAACAATTTGACCATCAATGAAATCGAAATCCTTGACTGTGATCGACAAGAAGCAGATAAGATCTATCGTCACTTTGGCAACAAATTCACAATGATGCAACTGCGCGGCCAGTTTGCTAGTGAATTTCAAATGTTAGTCGAACGACTAGGGCAATACAAACGCAAGATGACAGTTGGCGAGTTTCCGCCACTTGTGTCACTTGTGAAATTTTACGATGAAGACCAGCAGCTAAAATCAATGACTGCTAATGCAAAAAGTCTACCAGCTCTCACTAAGTATGACAATCCTAACTATATGCTAGACGTTGAGGCTGAATACGTAGGCGAAGTAGTTCAGTACAAAAAGAACGCTAAGATAGTCAATCATTTTTGGAAGACTCCAGATTCTCATCTTGTGAGACTTTGTCTACGCAGACAAGACCAAGGAATCAGTGCTTGGAAATTAATTACCAAGCTTGGCAAAATTAAGTTAAGCGGCTCGTCTCGAATGAAAAACATCGAAGGCACTGATTTTGTATTATACGAGACGCTCCCCTTCATTGAAGTCGACTTATTGACTAAATAATGTTATGAAGACATACAAATATGAAGAGGTATTTCAAGATATACCCGGCGATGACGAGAATGTACTAATGAACATTCCTCCTGAAGTTGCTGAACAAGTCGGATGGAAACCCGGCGATACACTAAGAATCAAGCAGTCAACAGATGGAGTTATCAAAATTACAAAGGTAAAGAATGGGTAAGGAAGACATTATAGAGTTAGAAGGTAACATAATCGAAGTGTTACCGAATCAGATGTTTAAGGTTAAGCTGGCTAATGATCACGAAATAGTTTGTTACACCGGCGGCAAGATGAGACAGAATAGAATCAGGCTTGTTATGGGCGACAAAGTAAGAGTTGAAATGACACCCTATGATCTTAACAAAGGAAGAATTACCTTTAGAATCTGATTGACATCTATCTACCTTGACACTATACTAAAGTAGTAAACAACAGATATGGATGAAAGAATGTACCAGACTAGCAAAATCATCGAACTTAGTGTGTCAGCTGCCCGCGTAAATAAAGGGTACATAAAATCATCAACTGGCAGTGTTTACTCAAACAAAGATCTTATGCGGTTTACACTTTCGTCCGAGCTGGAGAGATCTTACGTTCCAGATGACTTTGTACCTTTGGAATTTACTGATGAAGATGCAGTACAATTAGAAAAGATAAACAAGCATATGCGTCGCTATATGCTAATGTCGCTGGGCAATTTGTCAGCATTTCAGTCAGACGTGTTTGTTCATTACAACTCAGAAACTATTCCATCTAACCGCTTTGGCTTTATTGCTTATCTTCCTTTCTTCGTTGAGCGTGACCTAAAAGAATTAGCATACACACAGCGACTTAAAAAAGAATTCAGCGACAGCCGCCACTTGACCGAGTTTAAATCACTCGAAGGCAAGGTAGAAGTATTAAAAGTGATACATCTCAACAAGGCAGAGTACGAAACATATTTGTACTTTGTAGGATTTGATAAAAACTTGTTGATATTCGCAAACAAGAATAAATTCGAGACAGGCGACTTTCTCGAAATGCGAGGCAAGGTAAAAAGCTTTCAAGAAGAAATGCAAACCAAAACACCAGTAACTCGTCTAAACTACGTAAATATAAAAAAGAGGATTACTGAAAATGTCTAAAAAGTTAAGAGAATACTTTGCTAAAAACTTGCTAAAGGTTTTAGCAGTATCATCAACTGGGGCTATAATATTGTTAGTAGCAAACTCAATATCGGCCCTGGCATTAAATATAGTAGCTATCTTGATAATGATGTGTATGATCATTTATTTAGCTTGGACAATAGCAAAAACAGTCGACTTAATGATAAAATTGATACCCGAGTTAAAGAACAACAATCAGATCGAGAATTATTAGAAAGAAAACTCAACCACGACCTTCATGAACGAGAAACTCAGAAAGTAGAAAAATGATCGAATATATCTTCATCTTCGCAACAGCAGTACTCTTTACTCTCCTTGGATACAGTTGGGGACGCAACGCTATCAAAGTATCAGTAGAGCACGTTATTGACAGTTTAATCAACGACGGCTACATAAAAACATCCGGCACAGGCCCCGACATGGAAATCCTCAAGTGGAAAGAGTGGGAAGATGCCAAAGCCTCTAAAACTAACTCATAAAAAATGGGTACAGTTACTCGGCGAGCTTGCTAAAGATTACAAGCCTAGCCAATATCTAATAAAATCAAAAATGAAGGAAAAGCTAGGCTTCACTCCTCGTGAGTACAAAGATTACGACAATGAGAACCATCGCTGGCGTGATAACTGTATTATGCTAGATTTCTATAGTGAAAAGAAACGTACATTAATGCTGATGAAGTACAGTGAAATTCTTGACAAGACTACGCAATGATGCTATATTAAACATATAGTAAGACAAAGAGGTCGTTGTGAGCGAAGGAAAAACACGCAAGTTTATATGCTATTTTGACTGTAATGGGTTTGAATCTATTACAGATGTAACTGCTTGGGAAAAGCAGTGTTTGCTTGATAGCATTGCTGGATCAAAGTTAAAGGAGGCTCCAGTTAGTCTTTATTACTTAATGATGCGAGCTCGCTTTAATACACAGCGCAATCCTGAAGTATGGACTTTTACATCTAACTGGGACATAGAAGAGGAAACGCTTTGGGGAGTTGCTGAGGAAAATCCTCAGTCACTAGTAGACTTGATAAGAGAAAACGGTAACAGAATTTATGGTGATAGACCAAGCAGCAAGGAGCCACGGATCAAATGACAAAGTATATTAACTTTGCAGTCGGACAAGAATATACAACACTAGGTGCCGAGAACTATTTAATATGGGGGATTGAGCCTGGTGGATTTCTAAAGGCTGTCATTTGCAATGACTTGTATCGCGCAAGCGCCACAGCTGACTATCAAAATAAGCCAATTCTTACTGAGATTTCAGCAGCCGTCTTTCATAATTTTCCACACGGAAGTTATGGCGGCTACGAGCAATATGAAAATTGGATGAGAAACAAAGACGGCATCCGCACTGAATTTTCACGCTATATGGAAAAGCAGTTTACATTTAATAGCCTCAAGGGGAAAGTTAAAGATGACAAAAACTACATCCCGTTTTGAAGTAAGTCTTCAAGACAGACTCAACCAAAGCCAAGAGGCACGCCTGGCGCATACTCGAGCAGTACGCGGATATAAAAAATATCGCGTGTATGATATTCTTGTTAAGGAAGAAGAACCTAACATGGCATCTGCCTTCAAGGCTCTTAAGAACAGAACATACAGACAACAGCACATAGGCAGAGCTCTTCGAGGCGCCGGAGTTAAACCCGGAGTGATCAATTATTATGGCTTAGGTCGGAGTACAGGCAAATCTGCGATGTTGCAATACTGCTATTACGATTCTCTTCTCTATCCAGAAATTTATAGTGTTGCCCATCTCCTATATAAGACACAATGGCTAAAACCGTCACAGGCGACAATGCTGCGGCTCAAAGGACATAAGGTAGAAATTGATGAAGCCTAGGTTTATTGAATATTATGAATACCGTGACATTTGGAATAACTCGGTTGAGATAAGCTACTATTTTATGCCAGTTGACAAAGAAGCCGAACACAAAACAAATATGGACTCTGGCAGTCTTCGGATCTGGCGGTATGACACCAAGCTTAAAACGTTAAAGTGTATTAGAAATAAACACCCTAGTGAACGTCGACCCAATGACATATCCGCAGCTGAATTTCTAAAGATACAACTGCAAGCAAAAGAAGTTCCTTACGACGAGCACTATCTAAATATGCAACGGATCGAGCGTCGGCGAGAAGATAAGGCAAAAAAATAATGGAAGAACTACTCTACTTTGAAGTACCTCAGTTCAAGAACGAAGAACTTGGCCGGAATCGTTACTTTTTTAGAAAGACGACTCCCGACTCGAGAATAACATCACATCCACGGCAAATAGCATACAGGGCAACGAGAATTTGGAGTCTCAAAGACGGCAAAGTCAAATATATTAAGAACAGATATTTAGCAGCAGTAGACGAAAAAGAATTTCTATTCATTCGAATGGCAGCAATGCCACTAGAAACTCAGGCAAATTAATAAACACTCATAGGCAACTATAGGCTCTACAAATAGAATTAAGGTTGGTGCGCCGATTATAATCGCACCGTCATAGACTGCGGAATGGCAGCCCCTGGACGATATCTGACTGTCTATTGTCAGGCTACAGAGACTATCCTTAACAGGACGTTGATCAGAGTAATGTCTGGTTTCTCTCTAGCATAAAGAGCCTTTAGTGTTAAAGTCCTATGAAAATACACAGTCACCTGAGAGTATTTCTTAAAAATCGTAGCGGCAGGGTTAGGTACAGAGCCCAAGGACTAGCTAAAATTTAAGCCCGCTGATATCGTGCGTGAAGCCAACTCACATGAAAATTTGTCATCCTACCTATACGTAGGGTGACTCATGGTTCTACAATCTACATGAATATATCTCTTTTCTAATTATAATACTGCGATAGAGCGAACAAGCGACTGAGCTGTTGCTTGTAAAGCAACTCTTGACAATGCAATAATTAGAACATATACTGTATTTAAGGACATCCACGAACGAGTGAGACTATGACAACCAACACCGAATATGATCTATATATTGAACTAGTTTCTGATGAAGGTGATGCTCTTTATTACTGTCGTCCTAAACGCAATCGAAAAGCTCTAGCTCTTCCGCAAGGGTATAGCTTTTCGAGGACATGGAAGATAAAGGATGGCGAAGAACTTGTCTTACACTATGACAAACTAAAGTTACCTCCGATGTCAAGAAACAAGCTACTGCTGATGATGCTGAACGCAGAGGTTATCAAGTGACTACTTACTATCTAGAAATAAAAACTACTGGTAAGAATACTTGTAACTATTATTTCAAGACGACATCTTATATCAACATTCCGGAAATATACAAGTACCATTCAAATCGAATATGGAAAGTATACAATTCTGGGTGCATACAATGGATTAAGAATATTCCCAATGGGACAATGTCACCTATAGATTACAAAGAATTTTTACTAATTCAACCCAAGGCTGAAAAATTATGATTAAACTACAAGGAAAACTTCCTAGAAAGATCTACTTAGCGTGTTCAGGCGGCAGCGATAGTATGGCTGCGCTTGACTTCCTACGTAGAAATCATGAAGTAGAAGTGTTGTATGTTCATCACAGAACCAGCCACGGTGAATCAGCATTACATTTTTTAGGTAATTATTGTACAACTCACAATCTAAAGATTACTTGGTGCGCTATTGACCCAGCCAGGCCTGATAGGGAAAGTCAAGAAGAATGGTGGAGAAACGAACGCTACCGGTTTTTTGATAACTTTATTGATGCTCCTGTAGTAACCTGCCATCACTTGGACGACTGTGTTGAAACGTGGATTTGGAGCAGTCTTAACGGTACTGGAAAGATTATTCCACGTACACGCGGAAATGTAATTCGTCCGTTTCGTCTCACACGCAAGAGAGATTTTGCTATGTGGAACGCAATGCGCAACGTTGAGTGGAAAGAGGATGACAGCAACGCAGATACCAGTTATACTAGAAACTATATCAGACACGAAATGATGCCACATGTACTAACAGTGAATCCTGGCATCCACAAGGTTGTAGCAAGAAAGGTAAGAGACGATGGGATGGTTTAAAAAACGACACAAACACGAGTGGGAGTTGATATCAGTTAACGATGAGAATAGCACAACTTTTACTGATCAAAGCAACAAACCAGTATATCACGAGATACGATTCTACAAATGCCATTGCGACGTTCGAAAAGCTGAATCTAATTGTTCTATGGGACACCGGGGAATTAAACTAGCTATACTAGACTGGACAGAAGCTGGGGTTCTTCCCAAAGGGTCATATCATCCTAGTAATAAGATCGGAACTCTTACAGTCAACGATATCCACCGACAGAAACTTGACTCTGTTTTGGAATATCTAAAGACACTTGCTGAGATGAAAACAGCTTTAGGTGTCGTTTTAAATCGCGACTTTGATTTAGAGGCACGACATCCAAAGCTTAAAGAAGCAGCAGACGAGTATCATCGCAGACTAGACAAATATCGAAATTTTGACACACTAAAGGACAGTAAATGAGTGATCGACTAACTGATAGACTACAAGGGCGCTACGCTATGGGCCCACATATGCCCAACGGCGATCCAGAGTTTGGCTGGAGGCAGTTTGAGTCTCCTCCAATTCAGCATGAAGCAGCGCAAGAGATCAAACGCTTGCGACGACAGATTGAACTGTTCTGGAACGGTACGATCTCAGAACATGAACTGCACGAAAGCAGATTTCAAGAGATGGACGCAGATGAGTTCCATCGTCTAAGAGCAGAGAAAGGAACAGCATATGACTAACAAGATAAGCGTAACCCCCACCGATGGCAGAATACGCCACCCGTCAGAAGGCACACAATGAGAGGCATCCCTGAAAATATATTCTTACTTCCAAAAGATGCCGAATTGTTCGGACAAAAGTATGGCCACCCAACTGTTAAGCAAGTGTATGTAGGAGATGAGTACGTCGAGTATGTGCTAGCAGCTATGACTGACTGGCAGCCAATTGAAACAGCGCCTGTTGACGGAACTATCGTTCAACTGTGGGTACCAGACCATAACACCGTTACTACCGGCTGGTTCTGTAAAGATACAGGACTATGGCCACACGATGAGGCATTTTCAGAAGAAGGTGAGCCGTGTAATGTAGGACTACCTACGCACTGGATGCCACTCCCAACACCCCCAAAAGGAGACCAAGATGCTTAGATTTATAAAGCAACTTTTTGGCTACAAGACCTGCCCGAGCTGTGACTGCCAGCACACATGGACGATATTCGGAACCCTTTGTGGGCAGTGTGGTATAACTGAACAATTGGAACAAACAACTAAGATAAGGAAGACAAATGTATATCACTAAAACAATTAATGTTGACGTCGACATTGATTTCCATGATTTGGGTCTCAGCGACATTAAACATATGATGGCAGACGAAGGCTACATCATTACTCGCTGCGGCAATTTTCTTGATGACGAACTAGATTATCTCATTGAAATGATTGACAAAAGACCAGAAAGCATGTATACTCGTAACATAAGAGACAAGCTTTACGAACTAAGGTTTATTGACCACAAAGGATAGTAATGACAAATAGAAAATTTACCGACATTAGAGATGCTATAGCAGACGACGACTTCGCGATTATTATCGATCAAGCCGGTAATTTAAAAGCACTTTGGATGCCCCTAGGTGACGACGTTGCTGTTCCGAAGATAGTTTGTGAAATTATAGAAGATAATTTTAAAATTAGCATGTCTAAGAACGGCCCAACAATTCATTAAGGAACAAACATGACAGAAGAAGAACAACAAGAACTAATCAAACAGCTAGCAGTACTAGCACGTGAAGCAGACGTACAAGACCCAATTGATTGGGGTATGCTGAACATCACAGAAGACCAAGCCTTCACAATGATGGCAAGTAACGTAGTAGAACAGATGAACGCAGTCCCAGCTGAACAACAGCATATGGTTGCCCTTGCTACAGTTACAAAGCTGCTAGTTGAAAACTTTGTGTTAAATCTCCGGCTTAAAGGTGCAGAAAATGTCAAGAACAATGTATAGTGAAACTGCTAACCTAGTGTGTACCGAGAACGGTAAAACACTAGTGGGCGAAGTAATGGACTATCGCCCTGCGTACTCACTAATAGTTAGCATAGACAGATCAGTTAAAGTGTCAATGCGCTACAACACTGCTTCGAAAACTTATCTTGGCAGAGTCGGAGCACTAGAATTTGAATCAACCGGTCCGAAAGGAAATTAATATGAGCGACTCACCTTATAAAACAATGATGAGTGATCCGGAACCTGGAATGGTTATGCAGGAACTTGTTACTTACCGATTGGTTGATGGCAAGATGAGAAAAACAGTTACTACTCGCAGATTCTACAAAGATGACTATGTAGACTCAGAAACAACAATTTCACTGGAGATGATTTAATATGGCACTAATACCTTTTGTAGTAGAACAGACCTCATCTGGGGAACGCTCGTATGATATATTTTCAAGATTACTTCGAGATAGAATTATAATGTTAAACGGATCAATACATACTGGCATGTCGCATTCAATTGTAGCACAAATGTTGTTCCTTGAGTCAGAAGATCCTAACAAAGAAATTAATCTTTATATTAACTCCGGCGGCGGCGAAGTAACAGCCGGAGTTGCGATCTACGACACTATGCAGTTCATCAAGCCTGACGTTAAAACAATTGTAATGGGTCAAGCTTGTTCAATGGGCAGCTTCCTTGCTCAAGCAGGTGCAGCAGGAAAACGCTTTGTACTGCCTGAGTCACGTACAATGATTCACAGAGTTAGCAGCGGTACACGAGGTACAAGCGGTAGTGTACACGTACAAGAACTTGAGTTTGAAGACGCTCGTCGTGCGTTTGAGGAGTCAAAGAAGGTCAACAAGCGGCTGACCGAACTGTACGAGCGCCATAACACCGCAGGCAAGAAATACGACGAACTGTATGAAACTATGAAGTTTGATACGTTCCTAACAGCAGAGGAGGCAGTTGAGTATGGACTCGCAGACAAAGTCGTCACTAGCCGTTGATGAAACAGTAGCAGCACTCAAGGGTGTTCCTACTAGAGAAGCACTTCACGAAATGCTATCTAAAGATACCTATGCAATTACCTTTGACAAGATGAATGGCGACGAGCGTACAATGACGTGTACGCTCATGCCAACCTTCCTGCCAGAAGCAACTAAGAAAGATACACTTAGTGAAACTAAAGTGCGAAACCTTGAAGACAAGGTATTTGTAGTTTGGAGTCTTGAAGTAGGCGGGTGGCGCAGTTTCAGATATGATCGCATCAAGGCAGTAACTCTAGCACCACTTCCGCCTGAATGTGGCCCTAAAGGAGGCAGATATGAGTGAAGACAAACTAGTATACGTAGCATGTGATTATAGCGCAACAGGCGAAGGACATTCGATGATGACTCTCATCACTCGCGCATATCCTATCACAGACGACTATGTAAAACCAAGCGGATTTAGCGAAGATGGCGAATGGCAGTATAACAGTGAAACTAAAAACACACCAGATGAACGTGCTCTTAGAGAATTTGCTAATGAGTTCGGTAGTTATTTTGCTCAAGGTGCTGAAGTATTATCGCGTGAAGAGTTCTTTCACCGTTATGAACGATACGTTCCGGCAATGGTATATAAGGCAACAGACCCGGACAGCAAACACGGCCAGCCTCCGGGATTTAACTGGAAAAGCTCACTGCACATGAACTTTTCTTGACAGGATAGAACCACTTTATAAGCAGTTTTTCTGTCAAGATGATAAATAAATACAACAAAGGAAACTAACTTCAATGAAACTTACAGTCGTACAACTAGCATCGTCATGGACACCGGGACAAAATAATCCTGGCGCGAGTACGTCTATGGAGGGATATGGTGGTTAACTAGTTTTCAACAACTTACACACTATAAGTCCTCCAAGCACACAGCTTAGGAGGATTTTTTTATGAACAGGCAAAATAGGCATTGACAACCACCTTACCCGGTGCTACATTAACTAAGTAGGAAGCAAAGAACAACGGCACTAAGAGGTGCAACAGTTTAGACGCACTTACAAAAAAACTAAAACTAAGTGGTTGACACACACTTAAAACAGTGTTATAACTAATAAGTAGGCAGCAATGTTTACACGCTCTTTGATAATTTAGACACGGTTGTTTTGTTACTTAACAGTAACTTATAAACAACACTTGCTTAGACGAAAGTCGATAATAGTAAGGGTAAGTAGAGAAACTGGTAATACCAAAGCCAGTTTATTAACTCTACTTACACATATACTGTGACAGGTGGTAAGTATGGTTCAAATCCATATGTTGGGTGGCTTCCCATAAACAGACGACGGTCGACCGAAGGTTCGAATCCTTCCACAGTATAGTTGTAAGTAGAGTTTATTCCCCAGTAGCTCAGTTGGCTAAGGGAATTATTCCGGCATAATTCAGTTGGTAGAATAGCGGACTGTTAATCCGTATGTCCCTGGTTCGAGCCCAGGTGCCGGAGCCATTTTATAGCTCACTTTGATAAATAACTATGTTATTAGGAGTGAGCTATGTTAAGTGAAAAAGAAATACGACACGCTCTTGACAAGCATTGGAATATAGGTCCTGCGGCAAAAGAGTTAGGTGTTGGATACAGTACACTACGCAAGTATATTGCACAATACGGTATTGAACACGATAGCCGCAAAAGTAAAGACGGTCCAAAGTTTGACAAGAACGCTTATGCCGCAAAGGCTGTAACTAGAGCAAGGCAAAAGAAAAAGCTAGAAGCACTAGAATACAGAGGCGGAATGAAGTGTACACGATGTGGGTTTGATGAACCTGTTCCAGACTGTTATGCGTTTCATCATAGAGATCCAGCAAGTAAAGATCCAAGCTGGGGCAAGATGAAAACAAATAACTGGAGTTTGGAAAAGATGAAAGAAGAACTTAACAAGTGTGATGTCCTATGCCATAACTGTCACAGTATTGTACACTGGGAACAGAGACAGGCGTAGGAGCCAAAATAACGGTACTTGACTAGGTGGGAGTTAAGTTAAATCGCCCTAAATGGCCACTAGGGTAGAGCCAAACACATAGGTATCGCAAGCGCGACTAAGACACCCTAAAAAGTGGGCAGTGCCATTAGCAAGAAGATAAACACGGCAGCCTCATTGCGTAGTAACGGTGCTTCTTGCTGTAGAATATAGAGAGGTGACTGAGTGGTCGAAAGTACTCCCCTGCTAAGGGAGCGAACGTTAATAGCGTTCCGTGGGTTCGAATCCCATCCTCTCTGCCATAATAGAATAATGCGGGATTAACTCAGTGGTAGAGTAGCTGCTTTACACGCAGAATGTCGGCGGTTCGAATCCGTCATCCCGCACCAAAACAACATTGTAAGTTGAGTTTGCACCACAAGCATAGCCGTGCTGCAACATCTTAAGATACTGCACTGGACTGCCCGAAAGATTACCTAGCACGTAAGTGGAATGGTTGCTCTAGCAGATACCACTTTATGCTCAACTTGCAATTAGAATAACCTGGGTGTTAGCAGGTGAACAGAACATTGACTTAGCGGTTGGTGTTAAAACGAAGACGGTTCAAGTACGTAACATGGCAACCTTCGGCTTAGTAACTCCAGTAACGTACCCCAAGGACGTAAGTCCATTACCACAGGCGCCAAAATTTGTGGATAATGTCTCTGATGTTGTGGTAGAGAGCCCAGGTTAACTTTTTATGTCGGTGAAGTGTTATGGTAGCACATCAGTCTCCAAAACTGAGGGCGAGGGTTCAACTCCTTCCACCGATGCCAAATAGAATACGGAGAGGTGGCCGAGCGGTCGAAGGCGTCAGTCTTGAAAACTGAAGAACCTTTACGGGTTCCCAGGGTTCGAATCCCTGTCTCTCTGCCAGTATAAAACGGCGGAAGGTAGAAGTTTGGATAAATAACTTTATGTTAATATGTAAACAATGTAATACCGAATTTAAGCCGAATAAAATGAAAGCACAAAGTTTTTGTACTTATGAGTGTTATAAAGCATCTTTAGAGAAACCTAAAAAGTTTTGTAAAAACTGTAATAGTGAAATAACTAAGAAATGGGCAAAAGAGTTTTGTTGCCGTTCGTGTAGTGCTTCGTTTAATAACAAAAAAAGAGACTATGGATATCGTCGTTCAAAGTTAGAAGAACACATCGAAGAAGTAGTTAAAGAAAAAACTGATAAAACTATTTTGTTTAACGATAAAACAGTTATAGGATCAGAATTAGATATATATGTTCCAGACTTAAAGTTAGCTATTGAAATACAAGGTATATTTCATTATCAACCAGTGTTTGGAGAAGAGAAGTTTAACAGTATTCAAAAAAATGATGCTGAAAAAAGAAAAAAGTGCGAAGAGTTAGGGATCAGGTTAGTTGAGATTGATACTCGAGAACAACAACAGTTTAGCATAGAATCTTCTAAGAAGTATGTTGATATTGTACTAGAACTGATTTCATAATCCCTGCGCTTCCGCCATAAACACTGCGGGTATAGCATAGTGGTAATGTTACAGCCTTCCAAGCTGAAGAGAGGAGTTCGATTCTCCTTACCCGCTCCAAAATTGGCCCTATGGTATATAGGTATTACACTAGACTGTCTATCTGGAAAACAGGGTTCGAGTCCCTGTAGGGTCGCCATAGAAATAACGCTGGTTTAGCTCAGTTGGTAGAGCGCTTCACTTGTAA